AGCAGGTTAAATACGGTAGTGTCAGCACGGAAGCCGATCTCGACCTCCGCTCGTACAGCGACCATGTTCTGCTGCCAGAGGTTGATCGTGGTGGCAGTGGCGCCGCTACCAACCGTCACGGTGGCGTTGTCAGTGATGTCCACCTTGACGCCCTCCACGGTGCCGTACACTGCCTGAGTCCAGTCTCCAGCCACACCGACAACAGCAGGAGTTCCAGGGCTGCCGGATGCACCGGCCTTGTAGATGCCCTTGTTGAAGTAGGTGTGGACGCCCAGGATCATGGGGATAGCACCCTCGGCCACACTGTTGATAAACAGCGGACGGTCATTTCCATCCAGTGCAGACAGCAGGATGCTCTTTGCCTGGGGTGCCAGGGCAAAGCCGTTCAGAATACCGTCGTGAGCGGAAATATCCGCGTCAGCAGCCACCAGACCGGCATAGGTGTTGGTGCCGTTGATGCTCTGAGCGGTGCAGGAAGCGAAGTTGTCAAAGTTCTGACCCGGCTTGGTAATCACGCCCATGACGGTGGCGTCAAAGCACTTGGACAGCGCACCGGGGATCCTAGCGATCAGCGCATCGTAAAGCGCCCTCATATCGCGGGTGAACTCCTGAGAAAAAGTCTCGATCACAGCGATCTTGTATGCCTGCATGTCCTTTTTGTTCACCTGAGGGTTGGAGACAGGCTTCACGCCGGTCTCTGCCACCCACTCAGCAGTTGGATCGCCGGTGATCATGGGGATGGTCAGGCCGCGACCCGGCAGGGTGATCCGCCGCGCCAGCTGCATAATGGCGCTGGCCTCCTGCGTCTTCTGGAGGATCTCCGAAGAAACCTCGGTAGGCAGCGCAATAGCGGTTCTGTTGATATCTGCCATATTTTTTCACTCCTTATCATTTCGGGTTCAGGATAGACCCGGCCCAATCCGCAAACTGGTCCCGGGTGCTCTGTTTGGGCACCTTGGTCACCTCACCCCCGTCTCGCACGGACGGATAGGTAGACGGACGGTGCCACTCCAGAGCCTCTTTCGCTTGCGCTTTACAGGTTTCCTCGGTCTCTCCGGTCAGGAGCGCCACCGGGACGCCTGTCTCTGTCGAGATAGACTCACGCATGATACGAAGCTGTTCGGCCTTCTTGATTCCACTCAGTTCCGCCTCCAGGTCAGAGGCCCGCTTAGTTGCTTTCTGCAGGGTTTCCTGATCCGGCAGTGACTTATTCAGCTCCTCGACGGTCGCCTGGGCTTCGGCCAGCTGTTTCTTGACGTCGTCGACCTTACCCTTCTCACGGTTCACGTCATTTCCGTTCAGGTCCATCAGGGCCTTAATCTGCTCCTCTGTGGCATCTGGGAAAATAGCCGCAATATCAGTTCTTTTCATAAGTCCATCTCCTCTCTCCGCTACGCTTTGGTCACGCGGGTCGCTTCCGCTGCGGTCGGTAGTTTTACGGCGTTCCGGCCAATTTGGGTATGAAAAAAGCACGGTGCTCTTGCAACGCGCTTAATCGTTGTTCAGTTGTCGCACTTCACCAGGTGCCAGTTCGGTTCTACCTTCCCAATGATCGTACTCTCATAAATAGGTCGGTCATACTCCTTCACCGTATAGAGGATTTCACCAGTAGGCGCCTGCTCGATTCTTTTCACCGTCCCGGAGAGAATCACGGTGTCGCCGATCTCATATTTCGAAAACATGTTTTTCCTTCCTCCTTTTCCCCCGGTTTTTCCTGATGTACTTCCGCAACTGCGCATCCGTGTTCCCGTCCATCAGCGCCCAGGCACGACGCCCCGCCTCGGAAGACGAAAGGTTGCGATTCTGGCTCATGTAAATTTGCGCTGCTCTCTCTTCCAGCTGTCGGCGGCTCATATCCTCCAAGGCAAACTCTTCCGCGGCAGCGCCATTGACCTCCTGCCGCGCCGCATACGCCGCCCGCTTATGGGCGTTGATCTCATCACGGTGCTCATCATAGAAGTCCCGCCGCATGGAATTGACCTTGTCCTGCCAGGTCGCGCCATCCGCATTTTCATACAGCTCCAGATATACGTCCGGGTCATACCCCTCCACGCCGCCGCTGTCCCCGAACCGGATCGCGTAGGTGCAGTCGCAGTGGGGGTGGATGTGCTCCGCGTGGCCGCCCCGGAGGGCCTTCTTGCTCATATACTGCCACCCGTTGGAGGCCAGCATCATGCAGAAGGCGCAGGTGTCGCCGTGGGGGACCCAGGCGAACTGGGCCCCGTCCCGGACCGCGTTTTGCAGGGTGGTGTCCGCTCCGGCCTGTTTCACCAGACGGCCCACCGTATCCGGGACCGTGTTTCTCTGGTTCTTCAGCGTGCCCATGACCGCCCGTGCGGTCTCCTGATAGGTCGCCGTGGCCGCGGGCTCCGCAGGGGACACAGCGACGCCCTGCGCCGCCGCCACGGCGTCGTACATCTCGCAGGCGAGAGACGCGGCGGCCTCGCCGTACTTCGTAGACAGGGAGTGGGCGTAGGAAATCATGGCGTCGGTATCTCCCAGACCGTTGGCGACCATCCACGACTGCATGAGCGTCGCCGCCTTTCCGTCGATGTCTGACAGCTTACGGATGTACTTCAGCCAGTCATTCGTTGATATCTTCATCGCCGAATTCCTCTGTCAGCACGTTCATCCCCCGCGCCCGGCTCTCCTGGGCCCGGATACGCCGAATGTCTGCCTGGCCAAACCCGACCATCTCCAGAAAAGTATCTGTCTGGGCGAATTCTGTGCGAGCGGAGGCAATTTTCAAAGCGGCATCCGCCGTCACAGCCACGGACGGCATGGCAGGGTTTTTGAAATGCGCCACGACATCGCGCTGCTCATCGGTCAGCTCATCCATCGACGTTTTATTCACAACGGCCACAGCCATCAGGGCGATGGTCCGGAGCGCGTCGCCGTTGCTGGCGTTGAGCTGTTCCGCCATTCGGACCAGCGTCTGACTCTGGGCCAGTATCGCATCTGAGCTGGACGGGTTTGCATCGTTGACCACGCCGGTATCCGTAACAGAGAGGCCGGTTGCCGCACTGAACTGGGTGGCCAGCACCCGGATCATCTCCACATGAGGGCTGATACTGCCCTGCTGAAGCTGCCCGAAGGTAGGCTTTTCCCCGGTCTCCGGGTTGGTGGTGCTGGTGATGATACTGCCCACGTACTGCTGGAACTTGTCGTTGACTACCGCGTCGAATTGGTCTCCTGTAACGCCCAGAAGGTATTTCTGGGGCGCCGTTGCAAACTCCAGCCCGATGGTGGCATTGGCGATGGTACGGACATAGCCGTCAATCAGCCGTCGGACAGGTTCCTTGATTCGGGATCGCCCGAAGGGCTTGGAGCTGGTAGCGTTCCAGATCAGCGGCTCCATTAAGGGCCGCCCCATCCGATGCAAGGTCCGGGTGAGCCCCCATTTCTGACCGACACGGCTCAGCACAACAATGGCATCGTCCGTGTACAGATTGATCAGAGACGGCATCCACTTGCTCTCCTGGGATTCATCCGACACGGTATCTATGATCGCAAAGCCACCGTCAATCCGTCCCTTCTCCCCGGACCAGCGAGCCGCCGCCGACTTTGGGGAGTGAAATCGGATTTTACAGCCGATCTCATCGTCCTGAGAAAGTGTCGCAAAGGTACAGCCAAACTTCAACTCATCCCGACAGGCTTTCGGATACTCAGAAATCAATCGGTTCCCGTCCGCAATCCGCTCCAGCTCCGAGACTGTCTCGCCGTTGACGCCGACAAAACCATCAAACATGGAGCGGGACGCCAGCACGTCCACCGCCTTCGCTCCCCAGCTGCATCCGACCTCCAGTCTGGACAGGCCATCTGGGAGCGCAATACCCAGATTGACATCTCTGAGGGAGATATTACCCTCGTAGTATTTATTTTTGAGCTCGTTTTTGGACTGATGGGCAATAAAAATGTCCCTCAGATCCGTGAGCATTTCCCGCTCCGGTACAGTCAGTCCCGGAATGTCGACGGGGATAACAGGTATCATCATCCGATCTTCATCCTCCTTGCGGGGTCTCTTTTGCTGGTCTTTACGCCCCACAGAGCCAATGCCGCCGCTTCAATGGGCGTCGAGTTGGCTCCTCCAAAACCCCAGCCGCCGCCGATCGGCCGCTTTGTCGCAGTCAGAGCGCTTTCCCGCAGCGCTTCCTGCTTGGAGTACCAGGTTACAGTCTGTTCGCTCAGGCTGTTGGTCAGCCCTCCGACGGCTGCAACAATATCCCGCACCCTGGGACGGATCACAGAGCCCTTTGCCCGCCAGGTGCCGGATATCTTGTCGACCAGAACGTCAACGCCGTTGCGTCCGTCGATCACCACGCAGGACGC